GCTCCCTCACCGTGGGCACCATGAACGTCCTGGGCCGACTGAGCGCCAGCGAAAGCGGCTGGGCCAAGGTGTTCGTGTGAACGGCTACGGCTACGGCTGCGGCTACGGCAACGGCAACGGCTACGGCAGCGGCAACGTCTTCGGCTACGACGCTCTTCTAGAATAAGGGAACACAGTGGACATAATCACCATAGATTTCGAAACCTACTACAGCCCGACCTACAGTCTCTCCAAAATGACAACGGAGCAGTACGTCCGTGACGCGCAGTTCGAGACTATCGGCCTCTCTGTTAAGGTGAACGACGGGAAGACTGTTTGGTTTTCGGGTGACGATGATGAGACCCAAGATTTCCTCGACCAGTACGACTGGGCGTATAGTGTAGCCGTCGCGCATAATGCCATCTTCGACATGGCAATACTTAACTGGCGTTATGGCGTTCGTCCGAAGAGGATTGTCGATACTCTGTCCATGGCACGGGCGCTCGTCGGGGCTAACACTAGTGTTAGTCTGAAGTCTCTAGCCGAGTACTTCGGCCTCGGAGAGAAGGGCACTGAAGTCGTCAACGCGCTGGGCAAACGCCGCGCGGATTTCACGCGGGAAGAGCTACGCCGCTACGGTCAGTACTGCGTCAACGACGTGGAGCTCACGCGCAAGCTGTTCGACGCGCTGGTCGAGATGGGCTTCCCCCTCGACGAGTTCAAACTTGTCGACTTGACGACGCGCATGTTCACAGAGCCCGTGCTGGGCCTCGACGCCTCCCTGCTTGAGGATCACCTGCATACGGTTAAGGACAGGAAGGAAAAACTCCTGTCCAAAGTGCTCGTGGACAAATCTCAGCTTATGAGCAACCCGCAATTCGCGGACTTGTTGAGGGCAAGGAACGTCGAGCCACCGACGAAAATCAGCCCTGCCACAGGCAAGGAGGCATACGCCTTCTCCAAGTCGGACGAAGCGTTCAAAGACTTGCTCGACCACCCGGACTTCCTTGTGCAAGCGCTAGTCGCTGCAAGACTGGGAGTGAAGTCGACGCTTGAAGAAACCCGTACCGAGCGGTTTATCGGGCTGGCCCCTCGGGGTCCGTTCCCTGTCCCCCTGCGGTACTACGGCGCGCACACGGGTCGCTGGTCAGGTGAAGACAAGATCAACCTGCAGAATCTCCCTCGGGGTTCCCTGCTGAAAAAGGCTATCCTCGCCCCCGAAGGGTATGTGTTTATCGACAGCGACTCTTCGCAGATCGAAGCGCGCACCCTTGCGTGGCTGGCGGGGCAGGACGATCTCGTCGCTGCGTTCGACGCAGGTGAAGACGTCTACAAGATCATGGCTACGAAGATTTACGGCGTGGAGTTGGAAGACGTAACTTCAGAGCAACGGCGTGTCGCCAAGTCCGCCGTGCTAGGCGCGGGCTACGGGTTGGGCTGGCGTAAGTTCAAGCTGTACGTCAAACAGACCACGGGTTTGAGCATTACCGATGAAGACGCCGAGTACATCGTGCGGACCTACCGCGAAACCTACGCCATGATCCCTGTGTTCTGGCGCAAGGTGGACAGAGCTCTTGAGGCGGTAGCCGATAACGAGCGCGTGCGCTTCGGTCGCGATGATTTGCTGGAGGTAGACGGCAGCAACGGTATCATCCTGCCCAACGGCCTACGCCTGAAGTACCCCAACATGCGGCGCAAGCAAGACGAAGAGAGCGGCAAAACCGGGCTGGTCTACGACACCAAGAAGGGACGTGCGACTATCCCTAAGCACATATGGGGCGGGGCAGGGACGGAGAATATCTGCCAAGGGCTAGCAAGAATTATCATCGGCGAGCAGATGATCCAAGTGGCCAGACGATACCGCGTAACCATGACGGTGCACGACAGTATCGGCTGCATCGCGCCGAAAGACCAAGAGAGTGAGGCGCTAGAGTACGTGCAAGCGTGCATGCGCCAACGGCCCAAGTGGGCGCCAGAGTTACCTCTGGATTGTGAAGCAGGAAGTGGAGCAAGTTATGGAGACTGCTAGTAACGTACACCCCGCAGTTCGGCTTATGCTGGCGCGGATGGACTCGAACCCCGAGGAGTTCCGCCCCCGGGGTTTCCGGTGGGAAGTACTGCTGAGGGCGATGTTGGATGCGTCAAGCGCCGAAGAGCGCGTATTGCTTACAGCCGCAATCAACCGCTTCAGCATGGACGACGTGCACGAAAAGATCATGTCTGAACTACTGAAAGGTTCGTCGCCACCTCCGGCGTCACCGGGCTTTGGCATACCGCGCCGGAGTCCTAGCGAGTCGAAGCTGATCCAAGAGGCGCTTAAGGAGTACAAAGCCGCCGCCGGAAACACTGGACCTGCAGGGATGGCGTCCGCGCTTAAGGGGATGTTCAAGTGAGCGGTTACGAGTACACAAAAGACTGGTTCCACTGGGCTCCCGAGGTGTGGACGCATCTCGCAACTCTCCTACCTGCTCGACAGAGGTTCCTTGAGATCGGCTCGTTCGAGGGGCGAAGCGCTGTCTGGACTATCGAGAACATGATGGATGCAGACGCAGAGCTTGTCTGTGTGGATACGTGGGAGGGAGGCGAAGAGCATACGAACGGAGAGATGCTCGGCGCAGAGGCGTTGTTCGACCGCAACATCGGAAGGGCCAAAACCACAAATCCCGTGGTGGTAACAAAAATTAAGGAGACGTCCTACACCGCCTTGACAGCACTCGCCGGTCAATCTAACTTTGACTTTGTCTACATAGACGGGTCGCACATCGCACGGGACGTCCTCTTGGATGCGTGTCTGGCGTGGCCCCTGTTGAAGGACGGAGGCGTCCTTGTCTTCGATGATTACCTTTGGGGTCCGGCTCGCGACATTCTCCACAGACCGAAAGTGGCGGTGGACGCGTTCGTCAACACCTATGCCGAGGAGCTCGAAATTGTTCACTGCGGTTATCAGCTGGCTGTTCGGAAACTTCCGCGCACGCCGTAAATATAACTGCGCCAAACACGGCAGCAGCGAGGCGACGTGGGTTCTGACCACCAACAACATAGCGCACCGCCGCTGCATGCAATGCCACCTAGACGCAACCAAGAAGGCCAAGAATGACCACTGAACCTGAAGACAAAAAACTCACCGTCATGATCGCCACGCCTATGTACGGCGGCATGTGCACGGGGACGTACACCGAGAGCTTGCTCAACAACATGTCGTTCTTGTCGCAGCAGAACATCAAGATTTACTGGGCCAACCTTTTCAACGAGAGCCTGATTACGCGTGCTCGTAACGAACTGGCTCGTAGCTTCCTCGCATCGGACGCCGACTACCTCGTGTTTGTGGACGCGGATATCGGGTTTCCTCACGACGGCATCGCGCAACTCCTGCTCGCCGACAAAGACGTGACCTGCGGCATCTACCCCAAGAAGTCCATCGCTTGGGACCGTGTAGCCGCCGCTGGGCTGCGGGGGGATGAAGACCCCGAGAGCTACGCCGGGTCGTTCGTGTTCAACATGGTGCCGGGTTCGCACGAGTCGCGTACCAATGAAGACGGGCTCATCGAAGTCCGCCACGGCGGCACGGGGTTCATGGCCATCAAGCGTGGTGTGTTTGAGCACCTCGCCGAGCATGTGCCGACGTACCGCACGTCCAGTCTGCGGGACGCAGACGGTGAGTACATCAAGCCTCTGACCTATGAGTTCTTCGCCACCAGCATCGACGCCAGCGGGGCGCTGCTGTCGGAGGACTATCACTTTTGCGAGCTCGTCCGCAAACACGGCGGGGAGGTCTACGCCAACCCTTTCATCAAGCTGAGCCATACGGGCACGCACATTTTCACGGGCGATATCCTGAAGTCCGGCGCTAACCTTAGCTAGGAGCAACAAACATGAGCCTGAACAAACCTGCCCAGCGCGGTACCGTACGCGGTTACGGCGCTGGCTCCACGCGCCAGACTATCATCCAGTACTTCCGGGAAAATCCCGACGCGCGCCCTGTTGTCGTTGCCGAGAGGTTTGGGTACGGCTACTCCGCCACTTGGGAGTGCAAGAAGGTCGCGCAGACGACCATGCAGGGGGGCGCGCAGACGACCATGCCGAACCTAAAACCGGCCTCGGGGGCTATGGAGGTCATTCCTACGGAGACACTGCAGGGCATTATCGACGGACTCTACCCGTCCATTGTGCCTGAAACCCAGCCCGCTGAGCTTACCGAGCCTGTCGACTTGTGGCGGGGGTTCGGTGAGTGGATGCCCCGCGAGCAGCTTATAGGTTACCTCCGGGGTCTGGTCATCGACAAGATGGCCCGTCCGCTTGCCAGCCACAAAGACATGCGAGAAGCTAGCCGCGCCGCTGCCAAGCTGGCGGAGCTCATGGGGGGTTAACCAATGACTGCGTGGTCCTACAGTAGCATCAAGACCTTCGACCAATGCCCGAAGAAATACTACCACCTCAAGGTGGCCAAGGACGTCAAGGACAGCGGGAGTGAAGCCACGATCTACGGCGAGAAGGTGCACAAAGCTGCTGAGGACTACGTTAAGTCCGGCGTCCCCGTGCCTAAAAAGTACGGGGCCATCGCCCCCGTGGTGGAGACGCTCAACGGCTTCGCCGGAGACAAGTACGCCGAAGTCAAACTGGGGATCAGGCGCACCGAGGACGGGCACGAGCCGTGTGACTTTTTCGCTCCCGATGTGTGGTGGCGGGGGGTCGCAGACTTCGTGTCCGTTAACGGCGCTAAGGCCAAGTCGGTGGACTACAAGACCAGCAAGAACACGCGTTACGCAGACATGAAGCAGCTGGACTTGATCGCCGCAGGGCTGTTCCTGCGCTTCCCCGAAGTGGAAGAAATCAAGTCAGCGTTGGCGTTTGTTGTGTGCAACGAGTTCATACACAAGACGCATAAGCGCGCGGGCCTGCCCACGTACCTTCGCACGTTCAGCGACGAACTGACGCGCCTCGAGGCAGCGCAAGAAACGGACGTCTGGAACGCTAACCCTTCTGGTTTGTGCGGCTGGTGCCCCGTGGTAAGCTGCGAACACCATAGACCCCGCCGGAGGTAGCCCCGTGGCCAAAGCCCCTCGCAACTACAAGCAAGAATACGAGAACTACGACGGCACCGAGGTCATCAAGAAGCGCCGTGCGATCCGCAACGCCGCCCGCGCCAAGATGATGAAACTGGGCAAGGTGCACAAGGGCGACGGCAAAGACGTGGACCACACTAAAGCCCTCTCAAAGGGTGGGTCCAACACTCCCGGCAATCTGCGCGTCAAGTCCGCGCGAGCGAACCGTTCCTACCCGAGGAATAAAGACGGTTCGATTAAATGACCGTTCTTTTTCCGGGGCGGGGGCCCCACAAAACGAGGCGTACTACGTGCAAATAGTGGACAACAAAGTGCTGGTGGTTACGACCCCCACACCTGATGCGATCCTGTCGGCGATTACCAAGAGCAAAGTCATCAGTGAGAGCAACGGCGACTACGAAGTCGCTGTGCACTGGGGTATGGACGAGGCGCGAGCCCTAACAGTGTTAGGCTCAAAGGCTCCGTCTCCCATCCTGCGGGACTACAAGTGGACCGGCAAGTTCACACCCTTTGCGCACCAGAAAGAAACGTCGTCGTTCCTCACGCTTAACGACAAGGCGTTCTGTTTTTCGCAGGCGGGCTGTGTGGACTCGGACACCGAGTACCTGTCCCCTACTGGTTGGGTCCGCATGGCGGATTACGCTGGGGGCAAGGTGGCGCAGTACCACCCCGAGACACGGCAGATGGAGTTCGTTGAACCCACGGAATACGTGAAGCTCCCCTGCGCAGGTATGGTGCGGATAAAGACCAAGTACGGGTTGGATCAACTCCTGAGCCCGGAGCACAGGGTCTTGCTGGAGTCTAAGAACCGCCCCGCGAAGCGTGAAGTGCTATCTGCCGTCGAACTACTGGCACGGCACGACAGGCACCTCGGAGGACACCGCACGTACGGGGGCGGCTATAAGGCCGGAACCCCCACAATAGGTTTTGTTTCTTGCGCTATACCCACGGCTTTCAGCGCCGCAGGGGGCGAAGGATTGCCGCTAACCGATGCAGAGCTACGGCTACAAGTGGCGGTCATTGCAGACGGCTATTTCGGGGCTAACACTAACTGGTGCGTAGTGCGTTTGAAGCGTCCGCGAAAGATAGCGCAGATGCGCGAAGTCCTAGGCGCTGCGGGGGTGGAGTATAACGAGACCACGCCCGAGTATAAAGGCGCAGAAGGGTTTCATATATTCAGGTTCAACGCCCCCCGTAGGGACAAAGAGTTCACCGAGTGGTATTGGGGCGCTAACCGCGCGCAGCTTGAACTTATCGCTGCGGAGTCCCTACTATGGGACGGCAGCACTAAACACGGTGGGATGTTCCGTGCCTGCGTAAAGCGTTCCGCAGACTTCATCCAGTATGCGTTCTGCGCCACAGGGCGAACTGCGCGAGTCACAGCTTTTCCCCGCGAGGGGAAGTCTACTGAGTACGTGGTTACGGTACGTAACCTTTCTCGGCTGCTGGTACACAACCGCCACGGGGGCACCGTTTACCCGGCACCCTCTACGGACGGGTTCAAGTACTGCTTCATGGTGCCAAGCACCTTTCTTATCTTCCGCCGCAACGGCTGTGTTTTTGCGTCCGGTAACACGGGCAAGACCGCGTCGGTTATCTGGGCGGCGGACTACCTCATGAAGCTAGGCAAGGTTAAGCGGGTGCTGGTGGTCTGCCCTCTGTCGATTATGAAGTCGGCGTGGCAGCAGGACCTTTTCAAGTTCGCCATGCACCGTAGCTGCTCCGTGGCTCACGGGGACGCCAAGGCCCGCGCCAAGATCATCAAAGCCGGGGCAGAGTTCGTCATCATCAACTTCGACGGCCTGCAGGTCGTCAAGGACGAGATCATCGCGGGTAAGTTCGACTTGATCGTGGCCGACGAGGCTACCTTCCTTAAGACGCACACAACTACCCGCTGGAAGATATTCAACGACATCGCAAAACACGCGACGCGCTTGTGGCTCCTTACGGGTACGCCAGCTGCGCAGTCTCCCGTAGACGCCTTCGGGCTGGCCAAGCTGGTTAACCCCGAGAACACCCCCCGGTACTTCGGTTCTTTCCGGGATCAGGTTATGTACAAGGTGACCCAGTTCAAGTGGGCGCCTAAGCCGCACGCGCAGGCCCTCGTGCACCAAGTCCTGCAGCCTGCGATCCGCTTTGAAAAGAAGGACTGTCTGGACCTGCCGGAGGTGACCCACGTCGAGCGGGACGCTCCGCTTACGCCGCAGCAGCGTACCTACTACAACACTCTTTCCCGGCAGCTACGGTTCGAGGCGGACAACGAGCATGTGTCGGCGGTCAACGCTGCGTCTCGCATCCTGAAGCTCCTGCAGATTTCGGGCGGTGCGGTCTACTCGGACACCCGTGAAGTCATCGAGTTCGACGTGTCGAACCGGCTCAGGGTGGTGGAAGAGGCCATCAACGAAACCGAGAACAAGGTGCTGGTGTTCGTGCCGTTCACGCACACTATCGACCTACTCAAGAAGCATCTAGACCAGAAGGGTATCAGCAACGAGTGCATCGACGGGCGGGTGTCCGTCAACAAGCGAGGCAAGATCGTCTCGGACTTCCAGAACAACTCCGACCCCAAGGTGCTTATACTGCAGCCGCAAGCAGCCGCCCACGGTTTGACCTTGACGGCGGCGGACACTGTTATCTGGTACGCACCCGTAACCAGTGTGGAGACTTACCTGCAGGCTAACGCACGCATCGACAGGCCGGGCCAAAAGAACGCCATGACCGTTGTTCACATTCAGGGAAGTCCCGTCGAAGAGCGGCTGTACGCCATGCTCCGGGGGAATATCCTTAACCACAACAAAATCGTGGATTTGTACCGCTCCATCGTGGACGAGGCTTGACAGAGTCCAGAAATAAGCCGACAACACTCAGAGGAAGGAGCAACCCCCCATGAGTGAAGACCAACCCGTGGACAGCATCGTCGCTGCCTACGTTGAACTCCGCGACACCATCCACGAAAAAGAGGAGACCCACAAAGAGGAGATCGGCGTCTTGAGGGCGCAGCTTGAAGAGCTCTCCTCTGCCCTGCTCGAGGTATGCGCAGCGCAAAACCTTGACGGCATGCGTACCCCGGCGGGCACCGTTACCCGGCGGGTCACCAGCCGTTACTGGACTAGCGATTGGGAGTCCATGTACCGGTTCATCAACGAACACGACGCTCCTTGGCTTCTTGAGAAGCGCATCAGCAACAACATGATGCAGCAGTTCTTGGAGAACGAACCCGATCTCACCCCGCCCGGCTTGCAAGCTGACCGCAAGTTCGTCATTTCTGTCCGCCGTCCTTCGGCGAAATAAGAGGTACAACCCGATGGGTGCACTCACGATCTTCAACAACGGTTCTGTCCCCTCGAACCGCAAGCGCGAGCTCAGCCCGCTCGCCAAGTCTCTGGCCTCGGCTACGACTACCCGCCGTATCCAGCTGAACACCAACGGCACGTTCAAGCGCATCGTCAACGGCGAAGTCGTCGGCAAGGCGATCAAGGGCGAGATGGAGATCATCATCGTCCACACGCTGGAAAAAGTGTCGCGCGTCTTCTACGCCAACGAGTACGACCCCGACGCGCCGCCCGCTGCCCCCGACTGCTGGTCCAACCTCGGCGACGCGCCGGATGCCGGTGCGAAGGGTAAGCAGGCTGCTTCCTGCGCTCTGTGCCCGCAAAACGTGGTGGGCTCCGGCACCAAGGGTAAGGGCCGCGCCTGCCGCTATCAGCGCCGCCTGTCTGTCGTCGTGCCGGGGGACCCCGCTGGCGATATCTACCAGTTCAACGTCCCGGCCAAGTCACTGTTCGGCAAGGGTGTCGGCAACGTCCACCCGTTCGAGAGCTACTACAAGTATCTCGCGGCCAACAGCTTCTCGCTCGACGAAGTCGTTACCAAGGTCGCCTACAACGACGAAGCCGACACGCTGGAACTGCAGTTCTCTCCTACACGGGAACTGACCGACGAGGAAATCGAGCTCGTCGCCGAAGCGCGTGAGCGCCCGGAAGCCGTGAAGTACACCATGATCACGGTGTTCGAGTCGGACAGCGCCGGGCGCAAGGCCAAGGCGGAAGCCGAAGTCGCAGTCCCCAAGGCGAAGGCCAAGCCGGTGTTCTCCGAGGAGCCGGATGACGAAGAAGAAGTTGTCGCCGCCCCGGCCAAGCGCAAGCGTGCGGTCGAAGTCGAAGACGATGAGGAAACCCCGACCGCGTCGAAGCTGAAAGCGGCGATCTCGGCGTGGGGTGATGATGACTAGCCCAACCGGCTACCGGGGGTATAGCCTGCGCCTCTGCGCACGCAACGCAGCTGCTGACGCCGGAAGTCTCGGCGTGCAACTCGGCCATCTGTGCATCGAACGTGATGTCCCGGTAGTCGAAGTTGCACGCCAGCTGGGGGTGAGCAGGCAGACTTTGTACAACTGGTTCTGCGGGGTTAACGCCCCGCAGAGGCGGTCTCTCCCCGCTATCGAAGCATACCTCGCCGCTCTGCGTTAAGGCTCACGCCTTGTTTCTCTGGTAAATGCGCGGGCCCTCTCGCGTATGTGGGCGCTCATGACTGACAAAGACCTCCTCAGCGCAGTGCAGCCACCGGATGGCTGGTTCGCCATCGTCGGTATCAAGGACGGTGCGGTTCGGCAGAAGTTTGTCGAGACACGGGAAGAAGCCGATGCCCTTATAGCCAAGCACGTCGCCGCAGACCGCGACGTGTTCTTCGGCGTAGCGAAGTTCAAGACCGACGAGAACCGCACCAAGGAGAACGTCCATAGCCTGCAGGCGCTGTGGCTCGATATCGACTGCGGCCCCAGCAAGGCTGTGCCAAACCCCAAGACCGGTCGCCCTGCGGGGTACGAAGACCAGACCACCGCCATCACCGCCCTGCGCGGTTTCTGCACCGACTTGCATCTGCCCCGCCCGACGTTGGTGAACTCTGGGCGCGGAGTGCACGCCTACTGGCCGCTCACCGAGGCGGTGACGCGTGAAGAGTGGGAACCCGTAGCTTCGCGCTTACGTGAACTCTGTGTAGAGCAAGCGTTCTATGTTGACCCGGCGATCTTCGAAGTGGCTCGCATACTGCGCGTGCCCGGCACCTTCAACCACAAGGGCGACGAGCCCCTGCCTGTGGAGGTCATCGCTCACTCCAAGGCCGTAGACCTGACAGAGTTCAAGGAACTTCTGGGGGAGCCGACAACCCCCTATGTCGCGCCGCGCACGGTGCTGGCGAAAAGGGAAGGCGGTAGGGCGCTGTCCCCGCTCGCGTTGTCCCTGCAGAAGTCGGTGGATAGCAATTTCGCCAAGATCATGCGGCGCAGCATGTCGGGCACCGGGTGCAACCAACTGCGGGACTGCTACGAGAACCGGGACACGCTGGAGGAGCCGCGCTGGTTCAACGCGCTCTCTATCGCGAAAGCCTGCAACGACAGGGACAGCGCGATCCACAAGTTGTCCGAAGGGCACCCCGACTACGACCCTGACAACACTGAACGGAAAACACGGCACATCGGGGGACCGCACTCGTGCGCGGTTTTCGAGAACACCAACCCCGGGGGGTGCGAAGGGTGTCCGCACTGGGGCAAGATTACTAACCCTCTGGCGCTAGGTCGGGTAATGGCCGCAGCCGCCGAGGCGGAAGACGGAGAGCCGGAGGACGACCCCGAGTTCGAGACGGACGAGGACGACGAGCCCGTCGCACCGCCGGTGCGATACCCCAAGCCCCCCGCGCCGTACCAGTGGGGTAAGGACTTCAGTTTGTGGCGAGGGGCGTCGAAGGACGAGGAAGAACCCACTCTCGTCTATGAGCACCCGATCTACGTCGTGAAGCGCATGCACGACCCGGTTAAGCGCGACGTCGTCATCATGCGCGTGCACATGCCGATGGACGGCCTGAAAGAGTTTACCCTCTCCAACGCAGAGATTACGGACGGCAACGAGCTCCGGAAGCTGCTGGCTTCGTACGGGGTGATGGCGACCAAGAAGCGCTTCGACCTGATTGTAGACTACGTAATGCGGTCCATAATGGACCTCCAACACCGGCAAAAGGTAGAAAAGATGCGGCAGCAGATGGGCTGGACCGAGGACGACAAAGGCTTCGTTCTGGGAGACAAGGAGTACACAGCGGAGGGTATCTTTTCGAGCCCACCGTCATCAGTTACTGAGCCCCTTGCAGCGAAGCTGCAGTCAAAGGGTACGCTGGAGAAGTGGAGAGAGGTCTTCAACCTGTATGGGCGCAAGGGCCTTGAACCCCACGCCTTCGCCGCACTGACCGCGTTTGGCTCGCCACTCTTCAAGTTCACCGGTCTCAGCGGCGCTGCGATCAACGTAGTGCACCCGGAATCCGGCACCGGC